AAAAATTCATACGATATTGCATTTAGATTATAAGAGTATCTATTCTCATCAATCAGACTAGCAGCTATCATTGTATCAACTATCTCACCATTAATCGAGTAACCCATGGATCTTATCCAACAAACATCATACATTGCATTGTGAAATATTTTAGTTGCAGGTGTTTTTAATACATCTTTAAACCAACCAAGGACTCTATCCCTATCCAAGTTACCACCACCCAGGTGATCAAATGGAAAGTAGCCACACCAATCGTTTGTTGCAATTGCAATACCCACGACCTTTCCGTCACCAACCACTGACCCCGAACCACGCGTCTTGATGTTTGGATCGCAGGTTTCTAAGTCAATGGCTATTTCATCGTAGTTACTTAGATCTTTAAATTCAGATGGAGGCACCCATTCTGTTTGCGGTGCAAATAAAGGTTGTTGTAATCCTCTCACTTTTTATCTCTCAATCTTTTCTTTTCTAATTCACAGTAATGAATGATCTTATCTAAATCTTTTATACCATCTTTCATCAAATATCTTACAACGTATTTAATAATTACGCCCTGAAAGAATGAAAGTCCGTTTTTAGATATAAACTCATAGGGTTGTATTATATAATTTTTATAATGCTTTGGCCCTTTTTCCTGTGGAAATATATCTTTGAAATCGTCTGGATGTGTCATAGCGGATAACTCATGTCAAATGATTTTGGTTCAACAACATGTAACTGTTTCTTTGTTCTTGTTGCTCCAACGTAAAATAATCTATTCTCATCGTCTGGAGTTTTTTCAAAGTTACGCATTGTGTTTTCTGTTAAGTCACTTAACAATACAACGTTATCACATTCACCTCCCTTCATGCCGTGTATAGTTGATAATTTTATTCTAGGCTCTTGTCTCAATAATTCTCCATTTCTTCTCATTGCTCTTATATACTCTTTAGTTTTAAAATCAATCTCATCTAATGATTCGTACCAAACATTATTTGTTTTTAATCCATAATTATCTAGACAATCTTCTATTGTGTATGTTTGTTCTTTCAGTAATGTCTTACCTAACTTATGTGCTTGATTAATTTTATTAGAACTCATGTGTCCATAAATATTTTTTACAGAATCATAATTAAGTTGTTGTCCTTTTCTCCACTGCTCCCAATCAATGATCGCTTTAAAAGTATCTTCATTTATTGATTTCTCATTTTTAAAATTGTAATACCATCCTCTCTCTTCACAAAAATCTTTGGTGTCTTCTAATAAATATTTTGTTCTAGCTAATACTAACCACTCGCCAGATGACATGTCAACTTGTTGTATATCACCATGATATCTTAAAACACCTTCGGATGTTTTTGGTCGCCACATCTTTTCTCTTCTATTAGTTATTCTATTTGCTAGGCCAATTGATAAGTTATGTATATCTCCAGACGGAACTCTGTAAGATTGATCAAGAGTTATTGTTTTACCTTTTAATGCAATAAACGAATCAACATCAGCACCTGCCCATCTAAATATTGCTTGATCGTCATCACCAGCAACAAAAACCTGGTCACATTTCTGCCACATTTGTTTTACCATCTTCCATTGCAACAAGCTAAGATCCTGTGCTTCATCTATAAACATTACATCTAGTTTTGGTGCTACATCTTTTTCTGTAAATTTTAAAATCATATCTGTGTAATCGATCAAACCTATTTCTTTTTTATATCTTTCAAGTTCATGGGCTATGATAATTAGTTTATCTCTTTCTATGTCTGCTTCATGTTCATTCAAATCAAATTGTTCCTCGACAGGTATACCTCTGACTCTTGCAAGAGATATTAAATTAAGATAGTCACTGTCAGATGAGAAGTATCCACCGAAATCATCTTGATATGATGCGTAAGCCACTGAAAAACCTAGCTTTTTTCCAAGGTCTTGATAGTGAAATTTTTTCATAACTTGATTTTTATTTATAGATAGTCTTCTAAATGCTAGTGAGTGTAAGGTTCTGAAGTATGGCAGATCATCTTCTGACAAATTAAACTTTTGCATGGCTCTTGATAAGGCTTCGTTTGCAGCTTTCTTGGTAAATGCAAAGTAACCTATACGACTTGGATGTATTTTCTTTGACAGATATTCTTCAACCAAAGACAAAAGTTTTTCTGTCTTACCTGTTCCAGGTGGGCCAAGTATAATTGTAATCAAAACGCATCCTCCTCTTTGTATTTTGGTTTTTCAAAAGATGCATTTTGTTTATCCATGGCTTTCATAACCCATACTCTAACTCTTTTACCTTCTATGTTTAATGTCTTTTCTGTTGTGCTAAATATATCTTCAATCATTGATCCTGTTTTTCTAATATCAAATGACCACTTCTGTCTTTCTAAAAACTTTTTTAAATCTTTCCATCTAAACATTGTTTCACCATCTGCTGTGTAAGGAACACCTCTTAATATATCGCTCTTCTGTCTACCCTGTGCTCTTCTAACAGCAAAGTCTTCTATTAAATCTTCGAGTTGATTTTTAATTAATAAACTTTCAGGTGGCTCTATGATTTGTATTGCTGAAAATAAAACTCTTAATAAAGTATCCCATTGTCTATCTGATACTCTTGGTATGATCATGTTTAGTTGTTCCATGCATGCCTTTTTAAATCTAGCTTGTATTTGTAAATCGTCTGTTTCTAATTCTAATCTTTCTCCATCCACGTTTACAAACCACTGTGGTTGTGGTTTATGATTTATTTTTGTTAAATTACTTATCTCTGGCAAAGAAGTATTACCATATCCAATACCATGTTTTCTTGTTCTACATACTTCTCTATTACAAAAAGAATTTATGGGTTGGTCATTACATCCATAGTTATAATCTTTTTTACGTAAAGATTTTTTTACATTTTCTACTTCTGCATTACTCAAGGGAGGACTAAGATATTTTCTATTGTAGTCCTCGATCAACGTTTCCCAATCATCGGGTGATGATTTTTTTAAGAACACCCCTATGTTATATAGTCCGTTGTTTCGTGTGCCTTGTGGAAAACCCTGTGAGCATAATACCTCTAAACATGGTGGGCCATTTGATATAGCCTTGGCATTATCATTTAATTCAACTTTTATTTCAGATAATTTCGAAGGTTCTACTGCATGCTTATCATACATAGAATAGAATGATTCTAAACTAGCCGCAGATCCATCGTCATTTATTGCGTATTTTGTGCCTGTTTTGTGTTTATAATATGGCAAACTACAGAAGTTACCCCTGTCATTTGTCTCAACATTGATTCTAGTTTGCTGTGGAAATATTTTATCTTTTCTAGTTACAAGTCCAAGTGATGCTGTGAGACTCAATAGTATCTGCCTCATATCTTTTGCCTCTACAAAATCTTTTGTAAATAAATATAGGTGAGCGCCACCACTTGTTGATCTGCAAACTATGAGAGGTATTTTTAAATCTCTCATCTTCTTAGTAAATTCTTTATGATTAAATGTATATTCGTCTATATCTATTGCACCCCACTTACACTTATTATCTTCGTTGATTGGTACAATACCCAAGTTATAACCTGTGCCATCTAAGTGATCTTGAACAACTTGTTTGGTAAGTTCTTTTTCTATCCAACGATGGCTAGACTCAACCTTACCTCTTTCAGATACGTTGCCTCGTTTAGTTAATCCATATCCTAAACTAAGCCCTCTGAATATTTCTATAAATTTTTCTACCATAACTTAACGTGGGCGAGTCCACTCTCGCTTCACCGCCCACGACCTAGGATTTCTTAGTATGGTGAATCAGATGATTCATTGACTTTTTCTTCGTCATACTTTGCACTAACTGCACCCTTAGAGACACCCTCTGAGAATTTTTTAGCAGTTTGATAAGTATTCGGATCCGTCAATGGCCCAACCTTTGTAATGCTCCAATTGTAAAACTCACCCTTACTGTTTTGTTGTAAGACAGTTTTTAAATTGTAAACATGACTAAAAGCAGGCGGTTTAATGATTGTGCCATCTTTTTTCATATGCTTGTTACTAGTGATCATGGTGTTCCATTCTCTACTTTTAACAAGTTGTGAAAATGACATTGCTATCAAAGCACTTTCAGTAACCTTATTATCATCAATCATCAACACATAGTGATTAGCTGTGTTGGCTAGATAATTACCATTTGGCAATCTATCTTTACCTAACTGATCTCTATTCGTCGTATGAATGATGTCATCGTTGGCAGAGTAAGTTGCAACTGGTGCACTCTCTCCTTTACCTCTGTCCTTCCATTCTACATACTCTCTCTTGTAGTAACAACGTAGGACATTGATGCCTTTACTCCCATCATAGAGTTTCTTTGAAACAGAGTTGATGATCATACCAGGTTTAGCACCTTGTACGTATTCACCCTTACCCTCTTTCACTTGTGGAGATAGATCTTGTAAGATTCTTATAAATGGAATCTTAACATCATCTGCCCCCATGTTTTCTAAACCCATACCTGCATCTGCTTCAAACATAGCAGTAAGTTCGCTAGGTAGGTTCGCTTCTTTTTTCACTAGTTTCTTTTCACTATTATCGGTCATTGCTTCTCGACTCATTATTTACTCCTCTTTATTTTTGTTTGGTTTCCAACAAACAGATTGAATAGTTCGGGAGGCACCTCTTGTCCTTTTTCAAGGCGCTCCCTAAAAGCAGCAACAAGGACTCGGTTATGTACATCTACCTTTTGAGTAGGTAAATAACCTTTTTGCTGTGCAAGGCTAGCGTATTCCACTGCCTTGTTATCTTCGCCACGACCAAAGGAAACAGTGATATCGTTTTTAATGATATCGCCATGGCCGTTATCTCGAAGCCATTGAAATGCTTTTTCTCTACCTTCGGGATCTCGATCCGCTTTAGGTAGATAAGCATTAATAACTTTCTTCACTTCAACTACAGTACCATCACTAAGTTTTAGTGAAGCTAAACCTTTTTCAGCTAGAAGATCTGGTATCTCTTCATAAGAGATCTTTTTGATATTTGACTTTAGTGTGTCAACCTCTTCCATTAATTTTTCTAATCTACTTTCACATGCTTCTAACTTTTTTACTTTCTTATTTAACTCTGCTAGATCACCACCGCCTTCCTGCAGAGTATCACTTTGGTCTTGTTCCCAAAGATTTTCCATTTTCTCTTTACTCATTTATATCACCTCTATCGTGTATGTTAATTGAAATAGGATAGTATTGTCTTTCTTGTCTGTCCCATTTCAAAAGTTTATATTTACCGTTGTTTGTTTCAGAAACAACAGAACAAGCTACACCTATTAAAGCAGGATCACCTGTTAATAACAAGTAATCATCATCAGAAAAATCTTTTAACATTCTCTTCATCTTTCTAACCATAGGTGCAGGACTAAACATTATTTGTTTGTCCTCATCTAGCATTACCTTAATTTCACCAAACTCTTGTGCTCCAACAATATTTATTTTAGGTGCACCATCACGTGTACCTGGAACAGCTTGAATTACATAAACAGTAGATTTACTTTTATGTCTTTCAGATAATGCTTTCGCTATGTTAAAACTTTCTGTCATTTCTGCTTGACATAATAATCATTAATAATTATATGTCAAGTTAAGAAAGATAAAATGTTTAAATATAAATTTAAGACGAAACCATTTCAGCATCAATTGATTGCATTAGAAAGAAGTGCATTCGAAAAAAATTTTGCGTTGTTTATGGAGATGGGTACAGGTAAATCTAAAGTATTAATAGATAACATAGCTGTGCTCTATGACAACGGAAAGATTGATGGTGCTTTAATAGTTGCACCTAAAGGTGTGTATAAAAATTGGTTCTCAGAAGAGATACCTACACATATGCCTGATCATGTAAAAAAGAAAGTTGTGATGTGGAAAGCAAATCATACTAAAAAATTTAAAAAAGAATTTGAGTCTTTATTAAAAATAGATGATGATCTTCATATTTTTATTATGAACGTTGAAGCATTGTCTACACAAAAAGGTGTTGATGCTGCACAAAAATTTTTAAGAACACATAGGGCTATGATGGCGATTGATGAAAGCACCACTATTAAAAACCCTGGTGCTGCTAGAACTAAAAATATAATTAAGATAGCTGATGGTGCCTTATATCGTAGAATATTAACAGGATCACCTGTAACTAAATCACCTTTAGATTTGTTTAGTCAGTGTTATTTTTTAGATCCGTTTTTATTAAACTTTTTTTCTTATGTATCTTTTAGGAATAGATATGCGATTATGCGTAGAGTGTTAATTAATGGTAGATCTATACAATTAGTTTCGGGGTATCAAAGACTAGAAGAGTTAGAAAAGAGTATTAAACCATTTTCATTTAGAATATTAAAGGAGGATTGCTTGGACTTACCAGATAAAATATTTATAAAACATAGAGTAGAATTAACCAAAGAACAAAGAGAACTATATGATCAAATGCGAACCACGGCCCTCGCACATCTGAACTCTAAGGTTATGTCTACCAGCACTGTATTAACTCAATTAATGAGGCTACATCAAATAACTTGTGGACATATGAAAACAGACGATGATGAGGTGATAGAGTTAAGTAATAATAGAATTAAAGATTTATTAAACTTAATAGAAGAAGTAGATGGTAAAGTTATTATATGGGCTAATTATGTTCACGATATTAGAAATATTATAAAGGCCATATCTCACATGAAAGATGAGGAAGGTAAAATAAAATATGGAAAAGATTCTATAGTGACTTATTATGGTGCTATCAGTGCTGATCAAAGACAAGAAAATATTAAAAAGTTTCAAGATCCTAATTCTAAGGTTAGATTTTTTATAGGTAATCCTCAAACAGGTGGGTATGGTATCCT